ATTTGTTTTGTTTATCATATCTAAAATATCAGAAAAAGAACTTCTCGTTCTTTCTGATTTTAGATTTCCTGAGCAAACATTACATAAAGTTTTATTTTCGTACTTAAAATTATTATATGTAGTAATAAATTCATTTCCACACGGGCATAAAAATATCATTTTTGAATATGTTGATTTGTAATCTGATAATAATTTACAACCTTTAGATTCAACATATTCTTTAACTTCATCTATAGAAAGTTTGGCTGGCATAAAAGCTCCTATTCTTCTGTAAATAGTTCTGAACAAAACTATAGGAACAGGCATTCAGAATTATGCTTTTCGATTGCGCTATCTAGTTCCTATATTTATCAAAATTAATACACCATTGTCACGGCGAGAATACTTTCCTCGTCCGATTTTCCAGTTCCATCCTTCAGCAGTTCTTTATCGAGCAAAGAAACATACCAATTCAAATAACTAGCACTTGTATAACGATCTTTCCGCCCTCCACTTGGTTCTTTTAACTTGATTAGCCCCAAACCGGCAGGGATCATCTCCAAAGCAATGCACTCGTTTATGAGCAATGTTGTCTGAATATAAGGAATGAGAAGATTGGCTTTTAAAGATATATCTTCTTGATTTAAAATATCCTTATTTCCGCTTTTTAGGAAAAAATCTTCGGCCTCGTTTTCGTCAATTAAAAACTTTATTAGTTTTCTTTTTAATCTATCTCTAAAAGAAACCGCTATTTGAGAGTTAAGAGATTGACTTGCAGATATAGGATATATACAAGGAATAGCGTCTTTTCCTAAGCATCTACTGTTTAATTCTTCAAACACATCTTTATCTATTGAAGAATTTCTCATAACATTCATGGCATCATATTCTCGCCCAAAATGTCATCCTTAGTGACTCCCGATAAAGCATCGAACACAGTTATTCCGCTTCCGGCCACATCAAGTATAAGACCATCTCCATCATAAAATCCACTAAACTCTTGATAGATTTGCTTTATTCTTAGTGCTTGAAGCAAAGCGTTCTTTCCATTATGGGATTCTATATAACAAATCTCAGTATTATAACCTTTGCTTGTTGGAAAAATCCTAGCACAAGTTATAACCGTATTATCGTTTGCCGCACCTTTTCTAAAAGCAAAGTCTACTGACACAATTCGTCTCTCGCCATTTTTTCTTTTTATGTCATACGAATTTTTCTTAGAAGTAGGATCATTTAAATTAGCGGGATGCCATGCTATTTTCATTGAGCGATTAAAAAATCCAACCTTCAAAAAAGAATCTGATGATGAAGAATAAGGGATATTACCATATTCCTGAAGGAAAGAAATTGAATCCATCTTAATTTTTTCTTTTGCAAGTTGCTTTTTTGTTTTTATACCATGCCGCAATGTTATCAAATAATCCAAAAAAATAGCTCGAACATCAAGATCACCGTTTGCTATCATCTTCAATAACTTCTTTGCCTCTAAATACCAATCATGAGATTTGAAAAATGCACTCGTAATTATTATCTCGACTGGTTCTTCTTGCAAAGAAATATATTTAGATTCCTTCATGTAAGGAGGCATTCGGCTAACTAAAAAAGGACGAATAATACTATCAATAATATCGGTGGGAATTAGTCTTCTTTCTTCCAATATTGCTACTGTACTTCTATTTCCTCTTCCTGCTTCACCTGAGACTACTACAAATATACGACTTCCGTTATGAAATGTCATCTCATGTATATTTGGATTATTAACAATGTTTTTTGTTTCTCTTCTTATATTAGGATGTTCATTAAATAATTGTTGACATTTTTCACTTAAAATAAGGCCAGCTTGAAGCTTTGTACTTGAGTTGATCGAAATTTGAGTTCCAGGATATAAAATACAACGGCAAATACTATACAACGCAATTAACCAAGATTTAGCGGAGGCGCGAGATGCAACCCCTAAAAAATTTGTTGATTTACTCATTAAGTCAAGCCAATATCTTTGGTACGGAAATAGTCTAACTCCGAGATAATGTTCTGCGAAAATACTGGGATTAGTCCTATAAAGCGTAATCCAACTTTTTAGTTTATCTTTCCATTCCCCATCAATTACACTTTTACTAATAGATATTTTCCCTTTAGAAAAAGAGTTTTTAGAATTAATATTCTTTTTATAATTATTATTCTGATAAGCCTGATGTGTTGGCATTGACTTCTTCTTTCTCTATCTCATCGGAAACTTCATCCATATCAATGTCACCTTCTCCATCTCCAATAAAGTCTTTAGATTGTAACATAAAATTTTTCAAAGGACGAACAAAATATTTTTGAAAATATTCGTCTACATTTCCAACATCTTTATATAAATCATCATGACCCTCGTTTTTTAACCAAACGGCGGGTTCGTATTTTTCAATCTCTTCGATCCATTTCCCAAATGTATCTAAGTTCTCTCCGCTATCTGCGCTACTCGTCATACTGGGGGCCAAAGCCGAAGTCTTAAGCATCTCTTGATATTCTTTTTCAAGGGATGATGTCGGATGTCCTTCTGATCTAGCTTTACGAATTGCGAACAATTTTAGAACAATCATTTGAAGCAAGGATTCTTCTGCCCTCGTATCAATTTTATGTTTCTTTCTCCATTGATTTGCTTCCCCTTCAAGCCACATATAATCATCGGGAGTAAGATTGTCGCCCCAAAAATCTTTTAGTTCATCAAGGTTAGGAAGATCGTCCCCAATGTTTTCGGGAACAATAGTAATCTGTGGGGAATCTTGGTATGTCAAATCTTGATCGATTTGATTATTTAATTGACTACCTTGCGTTACCGCAATTTTGTTTCTATAGATTCCAAAGGGAGATTCTATTTCTCGTCCGTTGCTTCTGGATGTTTCAATACTTTGTCTTGTAGCATCCAACGCACGTTGATTATAAACAATATTAAGCATTCGACATAATCGCAAAACTGCTTTTTCCATGCTATGCTCAGAATTGAAAAATTCTATATATAATTCCTTAATACAATCTCGACAAACGCTCATTTTTTTATTTGAATCAAGAATAAGGTCTGTAGCAAGATAAAACTTGTCTTCCGACTTCATATCCATGCACTTCCTGCAATAGAGCAATTTTTTATCTTCCTTAATTCTCCTACTTTTCATTTTAAATCTCCTTCTCCCTAAGCGAAATTAAAAATAAAATTCCCCCTAAATTTCCCCCACCCCAAAAGCTCCGCACTAGAATCGGACTAGTAAATTTCCCTTACAAGAGGAATGGTATTCCATTTACCTAGCAGAGCCTGATTTTATAATTTAAACGTTTTTGACAATAACGAATCCAAACATCCTGGATTATTAGGATTTGGAATGGGAACAGGTTGAGGAACAGGAGGAGTTGGCGGAATTATTACAGGAAGAACATTTCCCGTTAATGATTGATAATCATCAGCCAATGCTTGAATATCAATTCCATCTACAAATTGTTTTTGACCTAAATTTTCGGGCCAGACGATCACCCACGCTTCTTCGACAAGGTTTTTCCAAAACTCATCTGTGAGTCCCGCTTCTTGACCCCAAGTTATAAAACGTATATCATCCGAAGAACTTCCTAAGTAACCCCCGGAAAGTACAGCGTGACCTCCGTCTACAGAATCAGTCGGTCTATATTGCCAAACATTACCTGAATTAAAATCATCCATATTCTGTGATTGGACATTTATACCAAGAATGATTGATCCAAATATATAAATGGCCGCTTTCACTTCATCAAGGTTATGAAAATTCACACTAGCAAAGGCAATTGCTTTTACGCCATCTGCTCCACCATAATCAACAAGATATTTCAAAAGAGTTTGCAAGTCCATTCCGTTATCATCGGTTGGGAAGTTTGGATTTTGAGTTTTATAAATTTCTAAAACCTGATCCAATGTAGGGTAATCTTCTTTTCCCAAAAGTTCATCTGTAACAAATTTTCTAGAATTTGCCCACGACACGGCGGCACAATTTCCATATTTGTTGTTACCTAAAATATTCCAACCTGATAACTGAGACAAATAATCATCAGAAACAGGATGCACCGGAACTGCTTTTAATATACTTTTAAATTTTATGGAAGGTTTATTGCTAGGCACACGACGACCAAATTTTAATTCGTTTTCTATCAAGTTCCCTCCTTTACAAACAAAAAGCCGCAGAGATTATCTGCGGGATTTGTTTTGGTTGATTCGGGTTATCCGAAAATTGAAGTTACTATGGCATGTGATCTAATCAATCAAACCACTTGTTCGCTTCCCATTATTGTCTTGAGGGTCTGTGCTATCCAGACAGTCAACCAAAAATCGTGTTATGGTGTCCAGCGTGTTTTATGTGCGAAGTGTTAAAACACATTCCACAACCTTAGATGTGTCGGGGGTTATCTACCCTGCTAGATGGGCGCACAAAATATTCGGAGCATCACTTCCACTTGTGCCTTTCGCTCACCACCATAAAAGAAACATTCTATGACTTGACTAAAGTCCCAATCTTCCAGCAAGCCAACAACCTACTGTCCAACCAAAACCTGCAATAAAACTAACAACTAATACTTCAAGTAAAAACAATGGTTCAAAAGACAATTTAACTCCTTCTTAAATCTGAATAAATTCAAACTTTAATAATTGCTAGAGGAGAGAATAATCTCCTCAAACAAATGTGACATTAATTTCCCCACAAAAACTAAAATTTACTATGATAGGT